TAACCCGCCCGCTTTCCCGAGCAACATCCCGCCGTGTGCGCCTTCGCCACCGGGAATCATCTTGCGCGTCACGCCGGCCGGCCGCGGCAGCGCCGGCTGGGTCGACGCGGTTTGCGTCGGGCTCAGTTGCGGCGCGAGCGGCGTAAATGGTTGCGGCGTCTGCGCAGCGGCGGGGCTCGGCTCCATGGGCATCGGCGGCGCGGCCTGGCTCGGCGCACTCGGCCCGCTCGGGCGACTCGACTCCTGCGAGATCTGGCCCGGCGCGTTGATCTGAAGCGGCGCTTCGGCCTGGCCCGGCTCAAATCGCCGATGCTCGGCGTTCCCTTCCGCGTCCGACTTCTTCACCGGATCGGGCTCGAACGGATCGAACCGCGCGCGATCCACCGGGGGATCCGGGTTGCCGAACATCCCCTGACTCGGCGCTTGCGGCACCTCGGGCGAGAAATCCTGCGCTTCGATCGCGCGCATGAAGAGATCGCCGTTGTCGTTCCAGTCGTAGATTTGGCCCTCGGGTAGTTTCCCCGCGCCGATCTGCGGCAACGGCTTGCGCCGTACCCCGCCACTGGATCCGTAGTCGTCAAGCAGATTCGCCATGGGTCACTCCGTTAGATGAAGCCATTGGCCGCGATCTCGGCCTGCTTCAGATACAACTCAAACAGGCGCAGGAGCTGATCGCCTTGCCCCTGTTGAATCTCCGCGGCGGCTTTGTCGCGATCGAGCCCGAACTGTGCCAGGAACTGCTGCCAGAGCCGGTTTTGCTCCAAGGTCTGAATCGCGATCGTCGAGAGCACCTGTTGCCGGTTCGTGCCGCTATTGAACGCGTCGAGCAATGTGTCGCCGGCTTGTTTGTAGCGCTGCTGGCCCAAGGCATCGAGATCGAGGAGCCGCGAGCTGATCGCTGAGGTATAGGCCGGCGCCAACCCCTCTTCGATGCGCTGGATCGCGCCGACTTCCGATCCTTGCGGAATCCCGGGCACGCTCAAGAGATTGCGGTCGGCGAGACTCGCCCGCGCGTTGCTCAGTTGGGCTTTGCGGGCGATTTCGTAGTCACTCCGCGCGCCTTCATTCGCGAGGATGCGGTTCTGGTCGCTGATGCCGGATCCTTGGTCCAGGGTGCGCTGCGATGACCCAATCAGCGACGCCAACGCGCCGTTCAAGAGCAGCGACAGCGGATCCTGTCCAACTTGCTGGACCGCACTCGGATCGAAGACGCCTGGCGAGCCCGGGCCAGCAAACCGTGATCCGAGGCTTTGCAGCGTGTCGAAATTGAACGCCGGCCGCGATCCGCCGCCGGATCCGCCAGTCGATCCGCCGCTGTCCATCCCAATCCGGGGCGCGGGCGCGAACCGATCCGCGCCGTTCTGAAACCAGAGCGAGCCGTCCGCCATCACGACATCGATCGGGCCGTTCCCATCGCCGAAATCGATATGGTCGTCATCGGTGGCCGTGGCTTGAGGAAACCCGTGCGCTTGCGCGAAGGTCACCATCGGCGCGAGGTTGTTCCGGCCGATGGCGAGGCCGGACCCTACCCCCTGCGAGAACGTGCGGACCGCGGGCGTGTATTTGCCCGCCGATCCGCCGCCCGTCGACAGCTTGCCGAGGTCAAAGCCCTGAATTGGCGCGAACGTGCCAGCTTGCGACGGGGTCGATTTGCGAAAGTCTTGCGCCTCCCCGGATCCGGGAATCCCCGTGTTCGGATCGAGGAAGTCGTCGCGATTTTCCCACCAGTGATATTCGTCGTCGTTGATCGGCCGCCCCAAATACTGCGTATACGCCGAGGCGATCTGATCGCGCTTCCCGCCGCCCCCGATCGGCGCCAGCGGCTGCGCGGCGACCGGCCCGGCCGAGCTCGTCGGCGGCGGCGCAACCTGGGTCGGTTGCGTGGATCGATACGCCTGCGCTTCGCCCGATCCCGGAATGCCGGTGTTGGGGTCGAGAAAGTCGTCCCGGTTTTCCCACCAGTGATACTCGTCCTCGTTGATGGGACGGCCCAGGTACTGCTGATAGGCGGACGCGATGGCCGGACGGGTCACCGGCATTACTTCAGCCCCAAGAGTGAGAGCGCCATGCGCGCGTTGGTGACGTCGTCCGCGGGATTACCCGGGGCCGTCACGGCTTTCCGGCGCACGCCCTGCGTCGAGTCCGGCAATACGCCCACGGGGGACGGCAACCCGCCACCGGTGAACGTCGGGAGCGATCCAACCGTGGCATGTTCCAGGTTCGGCCCCTTGGCCATGCGGTCCATCAGCGACGATTCAAACCCCTGCAGCTTGCCGCCCACGCCCGCGAGCAGATTGGCGGGGTCCGCGCCGGTGCCTTGGAACGACTGGCGCTTCTGCGTCAGGAGGCCTTCACCGAGCCCCCCTAGGAGCGGGCCGCCGATCTTGAGTAATGATTCGAGCCAGTCGAAGCCCTTATCAACAACCTTGTCGGTGACCTTGTCCGTGACCTTGCCGGTCGCGGAATCGACGACCTTGTCCGTTGCGGTGTCGACCGCCTTGTCCGTCGCCTTGTCCTTGATGTGATCGTAAATTTTGTCAGCGACGCCGGCGCCTACGCCGGTGCCAGCCGCTCCAGGTCCAGTCAGTGCGCCGGCTAAGCCGCCACCCACGACCGCCGCGGGACCCAGCCACCACAAATTCCGCATCAGGAAGTTGTGCGAGTCGACTAACTGTCCTTCGGCGTTCAGTTTGTAATCAGTGCCGAGACCATACGCGGCACGCAGATAGTTGGTCGCCGACTCGGGCGACTGCTGCCGCAACCGCGAGAGGTTCGGATCGCGCGCGATGACATCCTGCCAGTCGTGAAAGGTTTCGGCGCCAGTCGGCGATCGCAGGCTTCCACCGAGATAGCCCGACTGAATCGCGGGCGACGGATTGTAGACGGGGCGTCCTAACGGCATGTATGACTCCCTACGCGAACGACCATTGCCGCCAGCGGCTGTTCAGGTACTGCGCGATAAACGTTTTCCCTGTGGCCACGGCGACGTCCGCGCCGCTCCCGGTATCGAAGCGATGGATCGCGTCCGAATTCGCATCGTCGTACTTGATCGTCACCGTCGCCGATCCGAGGACGTGAATCACCTTGATTTGCCCCGTTTCTCCGTTGCGCAGCCCGGTCAAATTGAACGCCGTGCTCCCGGTAAACTGAATCGTCGTCGCGCCGTCGGTGTCGTAGTTGTGCTGCGCGGCTGTGGGGGCATCGCTCTTGACTTTGGGTTGCAGCACGTCCATGGCGCGGCGAATCCCGCGGCGGCGTTGCGCGCTTTCGTCATTCGCGACGAACCACAGCAGCTGTGTCGCGTCGCGCGTCGCCGGCCCGGCTTCTTTCTTGATCCGGTCGAACTCGGGCGCCTCGATCGTCAGGTTTTCCATTAGGGCATCCGCCGTTCCAGGCCCGGGAGCAGCTGATACGCCAGATTCATCGCTTCCAGGCTCCACGACCCATCCGTCGCGTCGTCATAGATCCGCAACCGCGCCCCGGTGTCGTGGAGGTAGTCCCCGCTCGAATTCACGAGCCGCGCGCGCGCATTTGTGGATGCTTGCGACACGACCAACGGATCCCCGCCCGCCGTCACGAGCCGATCCCCGTCGGCCGAGAGAATATGCAGCGCGGCCGGGGTAATCGTGGTCGCGCCAAACGCCGCGGCGTTGTCCGGCGTGTTCCCCGCGAGCCATTCCACGTTCAGCGTGACGGTTTGCTCGGTTTCAAAGAGAAAATCGGCCCAGCGCCACCGTTTCTGATGGCTCATCGCGGGTTGGCCGTTTTCGTTCACGCCGTAGAGCGTTTTCGTCATCCACTGCGCCCGAAACGCGCTCCCGTTGAACGCATTCCCGGTCCAGAGCAGATAACAGAAGCCGCCCGTGGCGGTGAGGGCTTCGCCAGCCAGCAACAGGCTCGCGTGGGTCGCATCATCCGCCTCGACGACGCACGCGAATGGCCATTCCCGCTCGTACCAGACGCCCCAGTTGTAATTCCAGACAATCCCGGTGTTCGGCTCGCCGTTCGCGCCCGTCGCGAACATCCACGTGATTTCTGAGCGCGCCGGATCGTGGGCGGCGTGCGATTTGGCCCGCTGCGCGTAGTTCAGGGTCGCCAGGGTCGTCTTTTTCGGATGGCTGATGATGAGATCGTTGTCGCCATCGAAGAGGCGGATATCGCCGAGCGGCGTCAGGTACGCCAACGTCACCACCGTCGTGACTTGCGTCTTCCCGTTCTGGTCGGTGTACTTCGAGCCCGCCGGGACTTTCGCGACGGTGCGATGACTCACCCATCCGGTCTGTGCATTCGTGCGCGTCCGCGTCCAGTCGATGACATTCCCGATGACTTGCCCGGTGCCGGACACGGTCCACAGCGCGCGTTCGGTCCCGACGACCAATTGCCCCTCGAAATTCCCAATCGAGCCGGTGCAGAGATCTCCCACGGTCTCTGAATCCGAGAAGTCGATGAAATTCGACGTCGTCAAGACGGAATCGGCATCGCCCGGATCGGAAAACCAGCCGCGCGTCGGAAACGCATCGGTCCGGAACCACCACATGCGCTGCTTGTGCGGTTCGCAGAAGTAGGCACCGCTCGGCGGAGGATCGCCGTGTTCCTCGAGGATGCGGTTTTCGAGAATCGTCAGGTCGGCGGTGTTGTCGGTATACGCCACCGTCGCCCGGAGATCGATGTAGTCGACGAAGTAGTAGACGTCGCCCGTGCCGGTGGTGCGATAGAGCTCGTAGCCAGTGACGCTCGTATTGGCGTCCGCCGTCCAGGTGACACTGACTTGCTTGTCCTGCACCGCCAACGCGGTCGACGCCGCCGATCCGGCCTGCCGCGCCCCGCCCACGAGCGAGAGCAACTTGTAGTCGTAGGTCCCGAGCAGATTCCCGGCTGAGGCACTGAGTGCGGTTGACGGCGTCGGGCTTTGCGTCGCGCCGGCTGTGCTGATCGTGACCCCCGAGAGCAGACGCGGCGCCACGACGCCGTTCGTGATGTACAGCTGGTCCCCGAACTGCGCGAAGTCGGGAATCGTCGCGATGGACCCCGCGCCGGCATCGTAGAGATGCGTCCACGTCACGCCGTTGTCGGTCGAATACTTCAGCTCCCACTCGTCCACGGTGTCGTCGAACGCCCCGATCAGTCGCCGCGTCACGGTCCCGCCGGTCGTGGTGCGATACGGGAACAGCCCGCGGAGCATCGTCGCTGAGCCGCCGGTGTCGGTCGTCACGGCCGCGGCGTTCTGGTTGTCGTAGCCGAGGATCCGTTTCGCGCGGCCGTACTTGTCGATCCAGAGGTTCTTCGACCCGCCCGACGAAAACACGTCGGGGAGGATGATTGAATGGATCCCCTCCTGACTGCCTATAGAAAGGCGTCAAATAGTTGAATTTGCAAGGGTATCGGTGACATCCCGCCGCCCCTCCTTTCTCCGCTGATACCAATCGTGCTGGTAGCACCGGTTGCAGACAGTTCTACGCTGGCGGTAGTGCGCTGTGTGCGGACAGACAAGCCGTGATCGGGCCTGTGTTTTAGCGATACTGAAAATCGCGAGGAGTTCACGAATGCGTGCCTGACGCCGCGTGCCCATCAGGCGATACAGCGTCATCATCCATGCGGCCGCCTCCGGACCGCTCACCGTGCAGTAGTAACAAGGCTTGTGCGCGCTCCGCCGCGGCTCGCGGACCCCAATCGATGGCGCCTTTAGTAACCGGGCCGCGCGCTCCACGACATCGCGGTCGGACATATAGAGCTGGATCGTCACGCAGTTGCCGCGCTTCGAAAAACGCCCCTCTCCCTCCAGGAGTCCAGCGAGCCACGCGATGTCAAGCGTCGTCATTACCAGAGCTTCACCGTGGCGAATTTCGGGATGCAATCCAACGCCCCGCCAGACGACTGCCGCCCCTTCACTTCCACGTAATCCGTGGCGGCGAGCGTTTCCAGTCCCAGCACTTGCATGCGCGTCGTGTCCGCGGCGTTCGGTTGCACAATCGCTTCGCCGAGGCCCGTCACGAGCGAGCCGTTCTTATAGAGCCGGAGCCAGCGATCGCCTGTGGCACTCGCCGCAAATTGGGCCTGCGCGATGAAGAGATACAGGCCGTCCCCGCCGGTCGGCACGGTCAGGCGCCCGGTATTTGAAGACGTCGAATGCATCGCCCCCACGTCAAACAACTCGGTGTCGAAGGTCAGAACGGTTTCCGTCGCATTCGCCAGCGAGATCGCGGCGCTGTTGTAGACGTGGGCGCGCGGCTGCGTCGGCGAGTCGATGAACTGCGTCGAGTCAATCCCCAGGGCCTTGATGCCGTTGGTGGTGAAGTCGAGGGCGTTGGTCCCCGAGGAATACAACCCGACGTCGGTATCGCCAATGCCAAGCCCAGGCGCGCCGACCGTGCCGGCGTCCAGGCGCTGCGCGGCCGTCCAGGTCTGCGCCGTGCCGAGTTTCGCGAACGCCGTCGCCTCCAGCCCATCGAGCTTATCGGCGTCGAGATTCGTCACGACAGCGGACGACGCGGAGACGGCAAACGGCGCCGAGGGATCGCGGTCGAACGTCTGCAGCCCGGTGATCGTTTGATCCCGCTCCGCGAGCACGGCCGTTTTGCCGCTCATGTTCGCCGAGGTATTCGCGAGCGTGACATCAGCCATTTACGTGGTGTGTCCATACCGATAGATCAGGCCCGGCGCGCGTTCCCGCTGAAAATGCGCCAAGGCTTGCACCACCGGTTCAAAAAGTTCCGACGCCCAGGCGACATAGGCCGCCGTGTCGTCATCCAGCCCCGTGCGAATCAACCGCACCGCACAATTCGCGAGCGGTGTCAAGCAGACATCGGGATAGAGAATCGTCCCCGCCGCGGTGAGATCCGCTTGCGCCTGCAGCCCGTACCACCGCACCGTATGCGTCCCATCGGGCAGCGGGTCCCAGTAGATCAATCGCCCATTAGTCCAATACCCACGCGGCTTCCCCGTGGTCGTGCTGCCCGTACTGAGCCAGTCCGTTGCGGGCGCATGCCCGCCGGTCACGTAGGTCGGATCGAGATCCCAGACCGGCCGCGCCGTGCCGGCATCGAGGTATTGCAACTTGTCGATCCGCAAGAGCCCGGTCGGATACGTCGTCGTTTCGGTGTTCGCCGTGGTCGTGACGGTGCCGACCGTGTCGCCTAAGAGGCCCCGGTGTAGCGCGAAGACCGATTCCATGTAGTCCTGGGCCATGTTTGCGGCGAGGAGCCCGCGCACGACATCGCCTTCCCCTGACTGCAGCTGCAATTCGGGGTGGAGCACTTCCATGCGATCGAGCACGCTCTGCCCAGTGCTCACTTAGCTCACCCCGATCAGGCCCAAGAGATCCGGCCGAGTCGCCCCACCACCGCCGCTCGTGGGCGAGAACGACGCCATCAAGCCGACCCAGTTATCTGACACCGTCGTGCACTGGAGACTCGTCGATCCAGCCGGCGTAATGGCCCCGTTGCTATCACCGAATTGATACGATCCCGTCGATGAACTTGCACGGGAGGTGAAGCCTGTTCCCGCGACTGGCAGCCCCAATTCGATCCGAAACAGGCCGATGGTCCAGCAGTTGTCCGCGATCGTC